CGGCCGGGGCCCGGTGAAAGCCGTCTGCTGCTGCCTCTGGACCAACCCTATGACGATATGGCATGCCGCGCGGCGGTCGCCGCGGCGACGGGTGTGATACCACCTTCCGGACGGTGCTGCATTGTTGATGCGGATGGCTATGTAATCGCCACATGCAATGCTGATCCGGCGCTGGATACGCACCCGCTGGGGCGTCTGGTGATGCACGATACTGCGGCCCCCGGCGACCGCATCGAATGACGCAGATCTTTCTGCTCAGCGGCACCAGCTTCCCGCTGCCTGGCGATTGGTCGAGTACCAACACGATCGAGACGATCGGCGGCGGCGGTGGTGGCGCCGGTGCCAATGCGGCCCACGAGGCGGGCGGCGGCGGCGGTGGTGCCTACTCGAGCGTCAGCAATCTGGCCGGGCTCAGCGGCAGTCTGACGATACAGGTTGGTGCCGCTGGCAGCGGCGGCCCCAACAATATGGCCGGCCAAGGCGATGGCACCGCCGGCGGCGACACCTGGTTTAACGGCGCCAGCCTCGCGGCGAGCTCGGTCGGTGCGAAGGGCGGCGGCCCAGGCTTGTCGTTTTCAGGCGGGGGGACAGGCGTCGGTGGCGCTGGCGGCGCGGCAAGCTCCGGTGTCGGCACGACCAAGCATTCGGGCGGCAATGGCGGCGCCAATGCGGGTTTCAACCCGTCCTGCGGCGCAGGCGGTGGCGGTGCAGCTGGCCCCAATGGCGACGGGGCCGCGGGCGGCGCGGCGCCCAACAGCGCCTCAGATAACGGCGGCGGCGGTGGCGGCGGTTCGGGCGGAGGCTCGGCCGGTAGCAGCGTCTCGTCCAACAGCGGCGGCAACGGCGGTGCCAATTTCAATACGACGCAATCGGGCGGCGTTGGCGACATCTCCGGCTCGGGTGCCGCTGCCGGCACCGGTGACAGCAATGGCGCCGCGGGCGGCGGCGGTGGGTTTGGCGTAAGCTCGAGCAGTGGTACCACGGCGGGCGCTAACGGCGGCAACGGCCAGGAATGGGATTTCTCGCACGGCTCGGGTGGCGGTGGCGGCGGCGGCGGTGGCAGCCAGAGCGCGGCCACCGGCAGTACCGGCGGCAATGCCGGCAATTACGGCGGCGGCGGTGGTGGCAGCGGCTGGTACCCGACTGCGGGCACCGGCGGAAACGGCGCGCAAGGCATCATCGTTGTCACTTACACTGCTGCGGGCGCGACGACAGTCGCAGCGGATGCACTGAGCCCGGTCGGGTTCTCGGCGAGCCAAACCGCCGGGGCAGCGACACGGCTCGAATTCCGGGCAACACAGCACAACGATCCGCTGTTTCCATGCGAGTCCGTTGCGACCGCCCAAAACAGTGCGCGTGTTGCGACGGAATTCTTGGCGATGAGCCGGTCCGATGTCTGGCTGCCGTTTGGGTCGCTCGCAACAGCAAGAGGTCAACCCCGAATCCAATTGGAAGCGATACCCGTACTGGGTTGCGGTGTCGCCATCCTGATGGAGCTGAGTGCCCGGGCCTCCGGCGACACCGCTGCTCGCGTCGAATGTTTGGCACAAACGTCTTCCGATCGGCCTTTCACAACCGAATGGCTGGCGTGGTGGCTTCAGCATGTCCCTGTGCCCGCGGAGTTCGGCGCTCTCGTGGTCCGCGACGCTGCCGCAGGCACGGAGTGGCTGGGCGCGACCATAGTTCCATTCAGCACCGACTCCCTCCTGTCGATCGAGTGGTCGGCGCTGCCTGACCCAGTGCTGGTATCACTGAGCACGACCGGTAAACGGCGTCTTCTCGCGACACCGGGGCGGCTACCCATTCTCAAGCGGCTGTAAGGCCGGAGGGCGCCAGACCGCATCATTCGGTCGCCGATGAGGCGATATCTGCTGCGGGCAACCTACACAATGAAAGGGCTTAACCAATGCGAAAACGATCGTTTGTTTGTTACGCAGCCATGTCGCTGTTCGCGCTATCGGGATGTGCCGAAGTCGGCAAGCTCGCGAGCGCCGACCTGACGAATGCGGCGCGGGTCGCAACCCAAGACGGCGACCCGCAAGGAGCGGCATGTTGGGCCGCCTTGGGTCCGGTCGCCAGTGTGGTGGAGACCGCACCAAAGCCTGACTTAGCCTCACTGATCGAGGCCGACCGGCTATTGGTGGCGGCGACGCAGGGACCGAGTGCGCCTTGCAATGCCGTGGGTGGCCTGATCCTGTCGATGTTCTTGCACAAGGCAGTGCCGCTCCTGCCTTGAAGGCTAATAACCAGCTTGCCTCTTTTGAGCTGACGAGACTGCCGGGGCTCGCCCGGCGACGCGAGCGTCTGGGCGGTTTCCCGCAGTAGCCGATCCGCTTGGAGGCCAATGAGGAGCTCGGCTATGCGCTTGGCAACACCGTTCGATCCGATCGAGATTGGCGAGATCGACAATTTCGCCTTCGATTTTACCGCGGATGTGGGTGCGGCGGCGATGGTGTCGACGAGCTGGACCTGCGCTCTCGCGCCGTTCCAGACGGCCACTGACCCGGACCCGCAGTCGCGAGTCTTGTCGGTCTCGACCCAGACATCGATGGAGGTACGCACTGCCGCCGATGGATCACTGCAAATACGCACCGGGTTCTTCTCGGTCGCCTCGATCGGAGGCATGCCGACCACGGCGGCCGGCGGTACCTATATCCTCGAAGCTTCGGCTGCTTTGAGCGACGGCCGGGTGCTCAAGCTCAACACGACGGTTCTGTGCAAATCCCCGGGTCCGTGACGGATCGGGCAACTCGGCCACGAGCACAAAGGTGTTCGCACTTGCCGCATATGCGCGGTATCAGAGATCGGGCGCCTCGCACATCGCGGACGCAGAGTCTCGGCGGGATCGGCTACTGGTGGTTTTGCCGACACGGTCGACTCGGGCGCTATTGTCATTGCCCTGACGGGCTCATCCTACACGACCGGGGCAGCCCAACGATGGTTGCCACTTGGTTTGAAGTCAATGCGATGAATTGATCGAGCAACAGACATATGTTCCAGAAAACAGCGTTCTGCTGGCCGCCTCAGCCCAGCACTGTCATCGGCCTTGGCGTACTCGCCGGCTCCGTCTGCTATTTAATTACCGGAGACCCTATCTGGGCGGGCGTCGCCGCCGCCCTAGTCAAAATACTTGTTCCAGACAATTCGGAGGCGGCGAAGCAGGTGTCCGGAGCAATTGAGATACTGGCGCAGGCGTTAGGCCGGCCGCTCCCGACGCCAGCACAGCAAGCGCCCGTTGCCGCCGACGATCGGGGATCTGGAGCAGGATCGCGTTATCGGGAGCCGCCGGGAAAATGACCAGATACCAGATACACTTGCGCGGCTCATTGGCGGGATGTTGATCATGCGACTCTATGGCGTAATCCAGAAGGTCGAGCCTGTTGACGATGGCACCGTGCGGGTGCACGGGATCGCGTCGTCGGAGGTCACGGACGACCAGGGTGAGATCGTTCGAGCCGGCGCGATGCGCGAGGCGATCCCGGACTATATGCGTTTTCCTGCACTGCGCGAGATGCACCAGCTCTCGGCGGCTGGAACGACGCTCGAAGCGGAGGTCGGTGACGACGGGGCCACCCGGATAGTCGCCCATGTCGTCGACCCGATCGCGGTCGCGAAAGTCAGAAACCAGGTCTATCGCGGATTTTCGATCGGCGGCCGGGTCACACAGCGCGAGCCCGGCAACCCCAAAGCCATCACCGGCCTGGTTCTCAATGAAATCTCGCTCGTCGATCGTCCGGCGAACCCGGAAGCGATCTTCGACTGCTGGAAAGCCGCCGAAGGCGTCTGCGGGCGAAACCCCGGGGCGCAAGCACCACTGGCAGAACCTACGCTTTCGCCAGAGCCGTTCAACCCGCCGGTTCAGATCTGGGCTTGTGGGGTGGCGGACCATAATCATCGGGCTAAAGGCGACGCGGTCAAGTGTCTCGCAAGGCGCGCGCCCGGCCCCGCAGAAGTTCACTTGCCACGATCACCGCGGGCCGGCCTCGCTTCATCGCCGACGGGCGAGCGGGAGCTCGACCGTACTAGTGAAACCGAAGCCACGATCGACGCAGCAAAAAGGGCAATCGAGACAGCCGAAGGGGCGCTAGCCAAGCTTACCCCTAAGGGGGAACAGAGGGCTTCTGGCAATGAGAACAGCACCACATCCGGCAGCGCGCTCGGGGACTACAAGGAGCTCCATTACGCCGACCCCGGATACCAGCCCGACGGCAAGGCTCGCTATCCGATCGACACAGAGCGGCACATTCGCGTCGCGTGGAATTACATCAACAGGCCCAGCAACGCCCAGCGATACACTGCCGATCAAGTTGCCCGAATCAGAGCTGCCATAATCGCCGCTTGGAAGGACAAGGTCAACATCGACGGGCCGCCCTCGGCCGAGAGTGAGGAAAAGGCGTCCTCTGCAGCGCTGACCAAAGCGCTCTGCGACCTAGGCCGCACGGCACAAATCGCGCACGACCTCGATTGGCTTCGAGATGTGCTCGAAGACGCGGCGGCGATCGACGGTGACGAGTCACCGCAGCCGTCCCGGCTGCAGGCAATCATCGGCGAACTCTGCGGCTTTTTGAACCCGCTGGTCAACCAAGAGATGGGGGAGCTTTTGGGCGACATCCAAATGGATGGGGAAGATCTCCCGCAGCGCGCTTCCGAAATGCTCGCGCTGGCGGCCGGCTCCGGCGCCGCCCGCATTGCCGCTCTCCTTAAGACAGGGAACCCGCAAATGCAAAAGCTCGCCGTCGCTCTCCTCGCAAAGGCCAAACATTCGCAAGGTGACCAAGCGCTCCTCGACATGGCTCTTTGCGCTTGCGACAAATGCCTCAAGATCGACGGCCTGTCGGTCGGAGAAAGGGCCCACATGGTCGGGGCGTGCGACCGCCTCCGCGAGGCCGGCGCGGTGCCGTCCGAGGCTTCGAGCGTCGTCTCAATGGGCGATATCGAGGATGCGACGGCGCTGATACAGCCGCCGCCATCGGATTTCCGCGCCGGCGATAATGCCACGGTCGACAGTTCAAAAGGTTCGGGCGCGATTGCAGTATTAGGTGGCAAGCATGGCCGTGCGCACCAGAACCTGATGAATATTGCCCATGAATGCGTCAGCAAACTAACCGGCGGAATGGCATGTTTTCGGCCGTCGTCAGGTTCTGATTTGGGGCCGGTGCCTGCCGACACCGCCGACAGTCAAGATGTCACGAAGGCTGGTGCCCGCCATTCCGCCGAAACGATGGGGCACCTGCGTTCGGCGCACGGCCATCTGGTCGCTGCCGGTGCCCAATGCGACGCTGCGGATATCAGTGAGAAACACAAGCAGGGCACTGAATTCGAGTCGGTCAAAGCTATAAGGACCGAAGACATCGCCAAGGTGTTGGCAGACGAGCGCGCCGAAAAGACGGCGCTGGTCAAGACGCTCGGCGAAATGGTGCCCCTGCTCGATCGCTTGACGCAGCGTGTCGACGACATCGCCCGCACTCCGCTTCCGCCATTGACCATCGCCAGAGGCAGCATCTCGGTGTCGAAGCAGCAGGACGGCGGTAGCACCGAAAGCGCTCGTGACGGAGCCCTCTCGCCAGAGGAGATAGCGTCTGCGTTTGCCAAGATGAGCAAGGAGGAGCAGACCCTCACGCTGATCAAGGCGAGCTATGCCAACCCTATCCGCGTGCTCGGCGCCGCGACAGGCGAACGCTGACAGAGTACCGAACTAACGCACGCCTTTCGGCTTCGAGGCGAAACTCTGTTCCACATGAAGGCGGCTGCACGAGCGCTCGCTTGCGCAGTCGCCGCGAAGCCGTCACCAAGCCTGGTCTTTGACCGGGCTTCTTATTGCCCCCCCTTTTGGGAGGACTTTTCGATGAATCCGATCACTCAGGAATCGCTGGAGCTCTTGAAAGGGGCTCTGGCCAAGCCGGACGACGCGCTCGCCAAGTCGATCTCGACCGCGACCGGTCTGCTCGCCTATGACCTGCAAGCGCCCGCCAAGAATCTCTACCCCTTCGTGACACCGATCCGGAACGTTATGCCACGGGTCGGTGGCGGCACTGGCTCAGCAACAAACTGGCGGCAAGTCAACGCAATCATGGGCTCCGGTTTCGACTCGATGGGCTGGGTGCCGGAAGGCCAGCGCTCGGGACAAATGTCTTATTCGACCTCGAACAAATCAGCCACTTACGTGACGATTGGCGAGGAAGATGCAGCGACCTTCGAAGCAATCTCGGCGGGCCGACAGTTTGAAGACATTCAGGCCCGCATGACCTTTCGCCTCCTGCAAAAGATGATGCTGAAGGAGGAGATGGCAATCCTCGCCGGTAACGCCTCGCTGACACTTGGCACGCCGGCAACTCCGACCTTGTCGGCATCGGGCAGTGGCGCGACGCTCCCTTCGGCAACTTATTTCGTAAAGGTCGCCGGCCTGACCCTCGAAGGATACCAGAATTCAACTGTCCTGAATGGCGTCGCCACCTCAAAGAACGTCACCGGAGCAGACGGAAAGAGCTATATGCTGTCCGGTGGCTCGTCGAACATCAGCGCCGAGGCAAGCCAAGCTGTAACACTTGGCCAGACCTTGTTCTGTAGCGTCGTCGCAATGCAGGGCGCGGTTGCCTATGCCTGGTATATCTCGACGACGACTGGAAACGAGACCCTGCAGGCCATCACGACAATCAACAGCCTCGCCGTCAGTGCTCCACTCAGCACCGGCAATCAGTCACAGTCCGTGATCACGGCCGACAATTCCGCCAACTCCAGCTACGCCTATGACGGGTTGTTGACCACCGCGCTCAAGCCCGGGTCAAGCGCCTATATCAACATCATGCCGGCTGGCACTGCGGGCACAGGGACGCCGCTGACCGCATCGGGCCGCGGCTCGGTCGTGGAAATCGACACGATGTTCCAAAAGATGTGGGACAATTTCGAACTGTCGCCGACCGTCCTCTACGTCAACTCTCAAGAGCTGAAGAACATCACCAGCAAGGTGCTATCGAACGCCTCGGGGCCATTGCTGCGCTACGACTCGCCGGCAGACGGCAGCCAAGGCGAGTATCATGTAACAGCATCCGGTGTTGTGCAGTTCTATTATAACCCGTTCGCGATCGACGGCGGGCTTCGAATCCCGATCAAGATCCACCCACGCGTACCCCCAGGCACGATCATCGGCTGGGCCGAGAACTTGCCCATTCAGTATCAGTCGAACGAGGTGCCTAACGTTGCCGAGATCAAGACTCGGCAAGATTACTATCAGATCGACTGGCCGATCGTAACTCGCCAGCGCCAGGTCGGCGTCTATGCCGAGGAAGTTCTGGCCGTCTACGCGCCGTTTGCAGTGGGTGTCATTTGCAACATTGGCAACGGCTAATGGCTAATCCGTTCTAACAAGGGAGTATTCCGTGTCTGATCTAGTCGCATTACGGGCCGTCTTCCCGGTGTGGGATGCCATTGGGCACGGGACGGAGCGATACCCGCACGACCTCGATGGGGTCGTGCGGGTGCCGCGCGAGGTCGCCGTACACCTGCTTCACAATGGCGGCTATGTCGTTCACAAGCTCGGTAGTTCGCCGACGCTGCAGCTTGGTAGTACCCTGGAGGCAACACGATGACCACCGAAAGAAAAACGACGAGGACCATGACCGCCGACGATCCGGTGGCAATGGTGATGCAAGACATTCATTACACCTTCTGTACCACGGCACGATCCTTTGGTGTACCGGCGGCGCTCGAAGGGCTGGCCAATGTTTTGATCGTCAACCTCGCGGCAGCCTATGGTGAAAAGGGGACGATGAAAATACTCGGCGAAATAGCCGCAAACGCGACCCCGGTCGCTCGTCAGTGGAGCGGTTTTGCTGCTTTGGCGGATCATGAGCCGGGACATGCGTGATGGCGCGCTTTGCGTCCCCTGGAGCAAGCTTTGCCGACCTGACAACGCTCGCCGATGTCAAAGCGTGGCTGCAGACCGGACAGAGCGCCTTTCCGGCGACCGACGATGCGTTGTTGACGCGCCTGATCACGGCCGCAAGTCAATTTATTCAAACTTGGTTGAATCGGCACATCGCCTGCCAGGATTGGATCGAGATCCGTGACGGAGTGGGGAACGCGCTGGGGTCTTGCGATGTGCGATATCAGTTCGCGGCATTCCCGGTCACTGCCGTCGGTCTCGTTGCCGTCGATGGCGTGGCGATACCACCAATCTCGGCTCCTCCACCGACACAATCCGGGATCGCTGTCGTCAGCACCTTTGCGACCCAGGCGGGGTACCTCTTCACCCCGACGCAGCTCGTCATCCGAGGCTATGCGGTGCCGCGCAAGGCGGGCTGCGTAACTTTGCAATACACGGCGGGCTATTCGGTAATACCACCCGATCTGGCTCAGGCCTGCATCGAGCTCGTGGCGCTGCGGTACCGCGAGCGCAGCCGCATTGGCGAGATCGCGCGCGCGATCGGCGGGGGGGAGACGGTTTCTTATTCCCAAAAGGACATGAGCGACTCGATAAAGACGCTGATCCAGCAATATCGTGTGGTCGCGCCGATCACGGGCTTCCTTGTGCCAGCACCGACCCAAACAGATACCGCGACGCTTGCCGGTGCCGTATGATCATCGGCTATCTTGTCGGCGACCGAGAGGTGCTGGACCGACTGCGCGCACTGCCTGACGCAGTCAATTCCAGTCTTCTGCCTGCGATCACCCGGCTTGGGATCGAGCTTCAGCGTGACGTGCAGCAAGATAAACTTAGCGGACAGGTGCTCAAAAGCCGTACCGGATCGCTGGGGTCGAGCATCGACCTCCGGGTCGATCAGAGCGGTGGCGCCATCGTTGCGAACGTCTTTACCGACAGCCCATATGCCGCGGTACACGAATACGGTTTTGCCGGAACGGTGAGTGTCAGGGCCAGCCTGCGGCGCATCACCGAAGCGTTTGGTCGTCCGATCCCCGAGAAGGCGATCAACGTGCGGGCCTATGATCGCCGCATGGATCTCCCCCAACGCTCATTTCTGCGCTCGGCGCTCGAGGACATGGCACCGGCGATCCGCGAAGAGGTGCAGGCGGCTCTGACCCAAGCGGTGTCGCGATGACTGGGTTGGCCTCGACCTGGCATGATCAGAGTGCGGCCGATGATCATCCGTGAGGCGATCTATTCGGCACTCTGGACCCTCGCGGCCGATGCCGCGAATTTCGCCAGTGCCAACCGGCGGCTGCGGCATTGGACCGATGTGGCCCCCGCCGAGCAGCCTGCGCTGTTCATGGCCGAAAAAGGCGGGCACGCCGCAACCAAGGCGCTGGGATCGCCAATCGCCTGGACGCTCTACGCCGATTTCTACGTCTACGTCCATTCGAGCGACCCCTACCTGGCGCCGGCAATGCTGCTAAACCCGCTGCTCGACGCACTCGAGGCGGCACTGGCCCCATCGCCGGCGACGGGCATCCAAAATCTCGGATTGGCCACGATGGTTCAGCACGCCTACATCGCCGGCAAGGTCGAGACCGACCAAGGCGTGCTCGGCGACCAGGCGATCGCGATCGTTCCGGTCGAGATCCTGTGCGTCTAACCGCGCCGCCTGAAATTTTGCGTAGGAGTGTCCCGATGGCTGTCGACGATTGCGAAACGAGTGCGGTTAGTCCCGAAGATCATACCGAAAGCCTGACCGCCTCTGAAAGCAGGGCTGTTTCGATCGACCAGCTGATCGAGCGCTGGTGGCAAGACCATTTCCCGGGCTCGGCGATCGCTCGCGACACGCACGCTTGGAATGCCGCATACGCCGCCAAGGAGGCGCTGAAGCGGTTGTTGCAAAGGGAGTATCTGACATGCAATTGAGCTTCGGCTCGGGTGCGGTCTGGGGCGAACGCACCGATGTGACCGGGTCCGGCATTGGTCCACGCCAGTTTGGTGTGCTCCAGGATATCCAGATCGATTTCGATTGGACCGACAAGCCGCTGTACGGGCAGCTTCAGTTCCCCGTGGCAATCGCGCGCGGACAGGGCAAGATCACCGGTAAGGCAAAGTTCGCCCAGATCCTCGGCTTGCTGTATTCCGACATCTTCTTTGGTCTCACCCCGGCTACCGGGCAATTTGCCGTGGCACAGCTCGAGGCGGCCAGTATCCCGACAGTGACGCCGTACACCGTCTCCGTCGCCAACGCAACCAATTACAACGACGATCTCGGCGTCGTGTACGTCACCAGTGGCAAGCGCTTCAACCGGGTGACGACCCCGTCTTCAGCCGGCCAATACTCGGTAAATTTTGCCACCGGCATCTATACTTTTTCGTCGGCCGACGCCAATGCTGGCGTCTTGATTTCGTACACCTACAACCTGACGACGTCGGGCAGCAAGCTCGCGATCACCAACCAGGTCATGGGGACAACGCCGACCTTCAAGGCGACATTCTACACCAACTATGCCGGCAATGGGACGGCGCTGCGTCTCAACGCCTGCATGGCCGACAAATTGTCATTGCCGACCAAGGTCGACGACTGGATGATTCACGAGCTCGATTTTTCGGCGTTTGCCGATGCGT